TTTTTAATTCTTAATGGTTTATTTTTATCAGACATAATCGGGAAGGGTTTTACAAGATAATCATCTCCATCTTCTCCTACAATCTCAACGGGATGACCTGTGTCAAATCGTTCTGATCCATAACCATAATTGATCTTTAGTTTTCCTCTTTTATTCATATTACCCTTCATCTGTAGGTTTCCCAAGTAGTACATTTGCTGTAACTGTACCGTAAGTCTTAATAAAATCTTGATCATTTGCATGAGAAATTGCGTATTTTAGCGCAGACCCTACTGCTAATTTAGTAGTATCATCAAGATTATTACAAGCTTGCAATACCTTTTTAACTAGTTCATCACTCATTTCTTCAGTCATTATACCTGCAATGTACTTCCAATTCTTAGGTAAATGTTTCATATTAACTTCAGTAGTCATTTTGTCATCTCCATCGCGCGCTTACCGTCTACTACTAAGAAATTCGGATTTACTAACTTTCCATTAACTAGTTTGGTAGAACTATAGGTTTTGAACTCTTCATTTGCTTCATTTTCAGAAGAATATGGTCCACTTTGAAAATGCTTAGTTTTTTTAATCTTATCTTGATCAACAATATACCACTTATTTTGTTCAAAGCTTTCAGTGATAAAATTGAGTTTTAATTTAGCAAGTTCTTTCAAAAGTAAAGCTTCATTAATTGATCCACGTGAAACGTCTACGATTATTGTCATGATAGTTCCTTAAATAAAATTAGTTGTAAAAGTAGAATGACAAATATCCATAGATTATGACATAACTAGATATGTAAGTTTATTTCCACCTGAGTCTTCCATTCCAAGTATATACAGAGCTCCGTCAATATAATCTTGGAGATCATCAGGAACTTCATCTAAAATCCTACTTGGAAGACGATGACCGATCGTATTAGCAAATTCATCTTTTTTAATTTCTTTCACCCACTTTTCAAGGTATGGAATAGTTTTTAGTACTTTGTCTTTATCCAATCCTTTAAGCTGTAGATCATTCCATCTATTGCTATTAGCGTAAGAAGAAGCTTCAAGCAAATTAATCAAATCAAGTAAAATGTTCATTTCTTACTTCCTAAGTTGTTGACCAGTTAATTTTTCAAAGAATTTTGAGAGTTCTTCAATAAAGTATTTTTGAGCTTTTTGATCATGTATTACGGCCTCGGCCAGCGTCATTACCTTTTTATTATCATTAAGCGCTTCCATCACGTGACCAGGATAAGCGTTCGGAGCTGACGGAGTAGCGACGACGTCAACAGTTACCAAGCTAAATCCTGAAACCTTACCTTCATTCACGTTACCTGACCCACGTGAAGAAACACCCAACTTACCCCCAGCTTCAAGAATTGCTTTCACGATCTGACCTTTTGGATGGTTTTCAATGATACGAGCTTTCCCGTAAGCATTAGATCCTTCCATCCACATCTTAGTGATGATGTGTGATACGTTGTTCAAGTCAATTTGTAGATTATCTGGGTGGTTTAATTCACCGTAAACAGTGAATCCTTCTTTGATTCGCTTGTTAATTTCATCTACAGCAGTAGAAATTTCAGCTAACGGATAGGTTCTACCGTTACCATTAGAAAGATCTGCCTGCATAAAGATCCCACTCAAGTACGATGACTTTGAGTTAGAATGTTCTTCTACCATCAAGTTGGCTTGACTTGGATTAATGTTCTCGATGAGAACTATTTCCTTTCCGTTCATTGTTATGCTCCTAAACAAAGATTTTACGTATATTTAATAAGAAAAACAATTTATTGCTTACTTTAATTGATTTTCTATGTCATCTAGTGAAGGTGTCTTTTCTTCACCACCTTTTTCACTTTCTGGTTCTGTTTTCTTTTCTTTTGAGTTACTAGCAAGATCTTTCTTAGATCCAGAAGTTTCAGTATCGGTTTCATCTGCTGTTTCATCTGCTGTATCTTCAGTTGAAGATTTAGGTGAGCTTTCTCCTTCTATTGTTGTAGCTGCAGTATGATCATCATACGTTTCAGCTACTTTAATGTCAGGACGACCTTCTAACCACTTAGGATCATACATCATTCTAATATCAGTTAGACTTTCATCGATACCAGTGTCAGGAATAGCCAGCTCTTGTTTCAGCATTGCTTCATTTTCTTGCACTTCATCTTCTGACAGACCTAAGAAGTGCATCAGCTTAAAGCGATTTGACAAGAAATTAACATCTTTTAGATTACTAAAGTTTGAGATCATCTTCTCATCAACTTCAGCTTGCTTGTACTTTAAGAAGTTCTGTGGATCAACAAGCTTAATCTTAAACAAGTGATTATCAATCTTAATTCCAGCTGACTTTAAATAGCACTTAAATTGGGCATCAAACGTATTATTGATCTTAGACTGAAGTCTAGCCACAAAGTTAGCAAATCGAAGTTCTTCAATGTAAGCAATACCTACTTTTCCGTCAGTGATCTGTGATCCACCCGCATCACCCCCACGCATATAAGATGATGGAATTCTTAAACCTTGCAGGAACTTGTTTTGAAAATATGTTAAGTCAGCGATCTCACCCAGATTTTCACCACCTGAAAGTGTTTCAACTCTTGATCCTCGACCTTCAGCTGTTTGAGCAAAGAAATAATCTTCGCTGTTTTTAACAAAGATTCCGCTTTCAGTAGCAAATGTATGATAATTGTGGTATTTTCCATCTTTATCTACTGTTATACATCCAACGTCTTTTCTCTCATCAAGAAATCTAACCGATGTTATCTTATATACCATTTCACGAGTTACATTAACACCTCTATCTGTACTACCATAATCATCTTGTTTAAATTCTTGAAAACTACGAACTAAGTGTTTCCAATTAACAAAATTATTTTCACGATAGATTAATTTTAAAAACTTTTCATTGATTTTTTGTAAATTAATCTTATGATTTTTCTTTGATCCATCAGGTTGATTTAACTCACGATATAAGTTCATGAATTTTAAATCTTCAGAAGCTAAACGCAAAACTGTAGTTCTTTTGAAATCGCTTTGTAATACGATCTGCTTAAATAGATCAAATAACTCAGGTGATGATCGTAGACATTGATTTCCTTTGAATCCTCCGTGATCACTATGATACTTAAAATGATCAGAATAAGCCATAGCTTTTAAATTTTCAGGACTATTATTAAACCTATCAAAGTCAGCATGATGAATCACTTTGCCTTGTTTGATTTCTCCTACGTGTTTGTATCTAAATTCATTTATCTCACCTTGCTCATCCATAAATTTAGATACTAAATGATGTGTCCATTTCCATTCATTAGTTTCATGATCAAAAACTTGTTCATATTCATTCCCACCATTAAGAGATACAAGTTTACGTTCAAATGAAATTAATGAATCAGAAGTAGATAATTGATCAGCTCTAACAAATCCACGCCCTAATACTGGAATTTGATGGTCAGGAGTGCATACTAAAACACTTCCATTATCAAGAATAATTTCCATTCTTTCTGCATTTTTTCTAGTTACACCTGCCCAACTAATTATTCCAGGTACTACTTTTCCAGTAATAGGATCGCAAGAATAAACCCAATTAGTCTTTCCTGAATTGTGCTCTTCTATTAACTCTGTTAAAGCTAACGTTCTACCATCAAGTAAAGGAATTCTGGTAGAGAGATCTAAACACATCGACATTGGATTATAGACGCTGTCTATTTGTTCTTGTCCTCCAGCTTCATTCGGAATTCGTTTTTGCTTCATCTCATTCTTGATTGACTCAAGGTAAGCCTTAACGCGTTGAGGGGGCATGTTACCTACGTCTACGAAGAATACTCGGCGTTCAGGTGCTCTAACAATTCGATAGATGATCACTGAATCTTCTAACAAAGAAAGGTGACGAAATGATTTTAAACAGGCCCATAAAGGTGATTCTCCGAACGGACCACTTTCTCCCATTGATGATGTTAGTGAAAAGTGAACCATCCCTGCAGCTGGAATTAAAGTCACATCACCAAAAGCACCTTGTTTATTCTTTTCTCCTTCACGAACGTGGTAGTACTCAGCTTTACCGTCTTCACTTATCGTGATCCCAATAATGTCACTTTGGTCTATGTACTTCCATCTTTTAAAATCTGAAGTCTTTTGAAAGAAACAATCTCCAAATTTTATCGTGTACCGGGCAATATCAAAAAGCGTAGTATGAAGTTCTTGAATGTCACACCAGTGACGCAACGCAGCACGTACGGTCATGGTGATATTTTCAGGAACTTCTACATTGTTCTCATTTTGATAATCAATTTCAAACGGTAGACTAGTCCTAGCATTTAACTGAGTCATCTCTTCAGCAATTGTGTCAAGCGCTCTAGATACAAATACATCACTGTCCATGTTCTTATACTGTGTATACTTTGAAAATCGTGATGAAGCACCCTTCATCACCTTAGTATACCATGAGAAGTTACTATAAAGCTTTGCAGCTTCAGAGCTTGCAGTTACGTATTGTGATTTAGTAGGAGATGGTTTTACAATCCGCCAATAATCCGTAAATATTCCGGCCATTTCTTTGTTTCCTTTTTAGTCTCTGATTATCTATTTACATCATATTTGATTTGCAACTTTTATAGGGGACTTCTTAAAAAGATCATGATTTGTCTGTGGTTTATAAGAAACTGAAGTATTTGCTGCAATCTGAGTTAAGATAGTAGTATGTTTCTTTAATTCTCCTAAAGGAGTGTCAGTAGTTGTGGCTACTGGTGTTGCAACTGTTGGAGTTGTTCCAGCTGAAGTGCTAGTATCTGGATTATATGAAACGGGAGAAAAATTTGGATTTGTAGATGAAGTAGGAACATTCATTGCAAGTGATGTAGCACTAGATTCGGTTTGCAAGTAATTTGCAAATTTTGTATCTCTATCACCTTTGCCGTTAAAACCACCATTTATACCTTTAGTGACCATGTCAAAATTACCAGCTTTAGCTTGTTCTGATAAAGTTTTTCCACCGATCTTCTTGTCATTCCAATAAGCAAGTGCAATCTGTGATGCAATGTTTGGGTCAGCAGCAAGATCTGGATTATTAACAAGATCTTGTCCGATCATATCACCGTACTTCTTGTAATTTGCCTTTCCTGTAAGTTGAATGTATCCTCGTCCTTTGTACTTAATTCCATCACCTTGTTCAGTATTTCCAAGATCTTTTCTACCTTCATACTGCTTACCCGAAGATAGCTCATTCATATAATTAAATCCACCTGATTCATGATCCATTTGTGCTAGAAAAGCTGCACGTTCTTTTGGATCAGTCATTCCATTTGTAGCCATTGCTGATATTAATGTAGACTTGTTTAATGAAGATTTACTTGAATTGGGTCTTACAATCGTTCCACTAACTGAATTTACAGGCGTAGCAGGTTTTTTATTATCACTAGATCCAAAAATATTTCCCCAGTTATCATATAATCCAACTCCAGCTCCAACAAGACCACCTAAAGCTCCACCTATGGCAGTGCCTTCTGGTCCTATTGCAGTACCAAGCATTGCACCAGTACCACCCCATTCTAAAGCTTTTGCCCCAACATCAGCTAATCCGCCAGCAGTTTCATGACCATTGTCCTTTAGAGCGTCAGCTCCGTAACTAAGTCCTAGTCCAGCAGCTGCAGCAACCCCACCTTTTAAAAGTCCTATTTTTCTAGCTCTACGATTACGTGCGCCTTTTCTACCAGGTGTACCTCCTGCATCAATTCCAGATGAGGCTAAAGCTTTGTTTGCAGCATTCAAAGCAAGTATAAATGATCTTAAACTTCCAACTGACGTAATTACAGCAGCTGAAAGACCTACCATTGAAATTATCACACTATTCTGTACAATAGAATCTAATCGCTGTTGAACATCTCTTGCAGTTTTTAAACTCTTTGAATACAAGTCTTGAGCGTCAACTGTATCTTTAGTTGACGCTTTTAATTTATCAATAGCGTCAGGAGTAAGACCTTTTTGACTTGCTAGAGACGCGGCCTTTCCTTGATCACTAGCTAAATCTTCTTGTTGTCCTCCACTTTTTATTGAATTTACTAATCCTTGTATACTATTAAAGTTGCTCATTCCGTTTTGTAATTGTTTATTCTTTTCTTCTTCTCTGATCTTTAACGCGTTACTACCTTCTTTACTAATTCTCAGTGCTTGTGCAGTATTAGCATCACCTCGAATTTCAGCCATACTCAATTCATCAAGTATTTTTTGCACTGCAGGATCTCTTAAAGCAGACCCTGGTGCTGATGCATTAGTAAGCATTGAAGTAGTAGTTCTAAAAGAAGCCGACTCTTTTACTACATTTGCTTGATCACGTTTATTTGGATCATACAATGATTGTAACTTACTATTGAACACAGTAATTTGATCATTTGACATTCCAATCGCTTTTAAGTTAGCAGTACGAGCAAGGGTCTCTTGTAAAATTATATCTGATTGTTTCTTCCCTAACCCTACTAAGCGATTTTGAATGTTCTCATCAGCCATCTGAGTTTCAATTAAATTAGCGTATTGATCATAAGAATCACCATAAACACCACTAAATTCTTTAAACTGTTTTTGCATTGCATGCATTGTAGTTGCAAAACGTTTGTCATCTTTTGAGATACCAATTCCAGACTTTGTAATAACGCTAGCAAATCTAGCAGTTGCTTTATATCCTTCTTTTCCCATATATGAAAGAGAGTATACAGCATCTTTAGAACCTTCAGTAAGATCTCTTATAGTTGAGCTGAACTGTTTAATACCACCCTGCCCACCTCCTAACATATTGATAGCTTCACGGTTCTTTGAGATGATCTCAGACATCTCCTCAAATGACATCTTCATTAAACCGGCTTGTAAATTTACTTCAAATAATGTTCCTTGTAATCCTACACTGGTGAGCTTATTAAACTCATCAATCTGTTTAGAGATACCCTTTGTTAACAATGCGATTGATGCAGCAGCAGTAAAAGTTTTTGCAGCCCAACCTTTTGCTGCATTGCTAGCAGTATCAACGTGTTGAGCAAAGAAATTTAGCTTCTT